GATACGGAAACGCTCAATACAGATATCACGACTACATATAAGGTGCCGAAACTACAGATTTCTCTGAAGTCGTCGCCTAATGGAATAAGTATGTTCTCGTTCCCGTGGGACCGAGCTGCTATCGTCTCGCACTCTCTAGTAGATAAACTGACTGCTTTCGCAGAAAGTTATTTCACAGGAGAGGTCGAAGATTGGATAGAAGACAAATTAGAACCGTATGAAGATTTGGTAGATTCAAATCGCCAGCTTCATGTGGGAAAGATTTCTCTATCCTTCGAAACCGGGAAATTAAAACCTCGGATCTTCGCGATTGTAGATTCGTTCACACAAAGTCTACTAGGGGACTTTCATCATGATCTAATGAACATTCTTCGGGACATTCCTGAAGATTGCACGTTCGATCACGATAAAATCAGCCTGACAGCGAAACAGATGCATGAGCAAGGCCATAGTTTCTATGGATTTGCTGATTTAAGCAATGCATCTGACCGTCTGCCAGTCTACCTCTATGAAGAAGTGGGTAACTATTTGAGACCCGGATTAGGATCTGCATGGGTTGCTTTATTTGATCGCGACTTTTTCGTTTCGAAGTCCGTCACTGAAGCTTGGGATACAACCCACCCTATGCACAAGACCGTCCGATACCAAACAGGACAACCTATGGGAGCATTATCCTCTTGGCCGTTTATGGCGCTTGTACATCATGTAATTGTTTGGCATAGCTTTGGTAGCCGTAAGGCCGCTAAAAACTTATACCATATCCTAGGCGACGATGTCGTAATTTTCGACGAAGCAGCTTATGATAAATATTGCAGAGTACTCAGTATCCTTGGCTGCTCTTATACCAACAATGTTTCCACAGTTGGGTTCGAGTTTGCAAAGAGGGTCTTCCACAAAGGAGAAGAGATAACCGGAGCATATACGCAGGCCCTATGGGTCACACGGAATGAACCGGAACTTTTCGTTCTTGAGTGGAGAAACCTTTCTTCAAGGGGGTACAAAGTCGGTAACGATCTACATCCGTCACTACGCGTACTACTTAAAGTATCGCGAAAGCGATTCGAATGGTGTCGCACCTTGATGTTGATTCCTTACGGAACAACGATCTCCCTTTTGGAACTAGCACGATTCTGTGCCGGGCTCCAAGGAAGGAGTGATTGTTTGCTTTCCCGAAGAAAAGACAACACTGAGAGACATGTAGAAGCCGTAATGGCGTTCCGGCAAGCGGCAGCGTTGTTGATCAAACAAAGCTTTCAAGATGATTTGAACGCTGCGAAAGCAGCAATTGAGTTTAATCTGAAAGAATTCCAGCGTCAATTTAATTTACGTTCAGGGTTGGTTGATCAATTCACGCAGGCCATGCAAACAGCAGTTAAGGAGTTCCAGGAGGATTCAACGACTAGGATAAGATTTCTCGAAAGAGACCTTAAATTAGCCTACTTGAAACCAACTGATAAACAACTTCTGAGACCAAATATGCTGGATGTGCCCCGTCGGATAAATTTTGCCGAACGGGACTCACACACCCAGAAAATGAGGTTCAGGGCAAAACATCAAAAGATGTTATGCCAACTACTGAGAGGTTAGATCGGATTTGAATCTTGGATAAGCAAAG